CGCACGCCCGACGTTTTGGACGTGCAGACCACGTCGACTGCGGTGCTCACCGTGGCCGACCCGAACGCGGACATCCGGCTTGGTGACCGTATCCGACCCGAACCGGCCGATGGCCGCATGTGGGAGGTCAGCGGCTTCCCCAGCCGCGATGCCAACGCCTTTACCGGCTGGCAGCCCACATTGGAAGTCCAGCTCACCGAGTGGAAGGGGTAGCCGATGGCCGGAAGCGGACAGACCAGCATCAAGTTCAACGACGCGTTTTTCGACCAGATCCTCAACTCGGCCGGCGTCAGGGCCCTGACCCGTGGAGCCGCCGAAAAGGCGCTCGGAGTGGCCAAGGCCAACGCGCCCGTCGATACAGGAGCCTACCGCGACGGCCTGCAGGTCGAGGCCGTCCAACGCGCGCACCGCACCACCTTCATGGTGGTCGGCACCGACGCGAAGACCATGCTGGTCGAGTCCAAGACCGGCAATCTTCGCAAGGCGTTGAAGGCGGTGAAGCTATGACATTGATACTGCCTCCCGACATAGAGGCTTTCCTCTGTGAGTACCTGCGCGCCCATATCACCGATGTGGACGGGCTCCAGGTGGGCAGCAAGAAGCCTCCCGACTATCAGGGCGCGTATCCGCTCGTCACCGTCCGGGACGATGGCGGCAACGCTGACGGGCTCGGCCATTTCGACCGAAGCATCGGCGTGAACGTGTACGGGTGGAGTCGACAGGCCGAGAAGCCATGCAAGGATTTGGCCCGCCGCGTCTACGCGGCGCTCACCGAACACCCCGCCATCGCCCTCGCCAAGGATTCGCCGGTCATCAGCGTGGACGATTCCGCGTGCAACGGGCCCTACCCGGTGTCCGACGATTCCGACACCGCGCACTACTACCTGATCGTCGAATATTCGACGGTCGGCGAACACTAACCAATCCCTTAACCGTTTTCCTAGACCCTGCATGCGTTGCGGGGTCTTTTCATTTTGAAAGGACAATGGAATGACAGCAGACAACCAGGGCAACGACCTTAATGCCGTCAAGAACGTACTCACGTCGAAGATCATCGTCGCCCCCTATGCGGCAGGCAAGACGCTGACCGCCTCGCAGATCGCGCCCAGCGTGGCGGACCCGATCACCGAACTCGGCGACGTGTTCGGCTCCTCCTCCGCCACAGTTGGCCTCATCACCAGCGACGGAGCACCGCAGGACTCCCGCGACGGCGACGACGCCACCGAATTCCACCAGCCGGGCTACACGCTCAACGCCGACCCGACGCTGACGCTCGCGTTCACCGCCGCCGAGGACAACGACCTCACCCGCCTCATGACCATCGGAAAGCCCGATGAAACCGGCGTCTACCACGTCAAGGACATCATCCAGGACACCAAATGGTTCGCCTATCAGGAGACCATCTACAAGTCCGGCCGCAAACGCCGTCGTCTCGGCGTCATCCAGATCACCGGCAACGAGCCGGCGCAGGATACGCGCGGCGAGGTGTCCGGCCTCTCGCTGACCGCCACATGGCAGCTCGATCCCGCCGTAGACGGCGGCAACAGCCGCTACCTGCAGTCCTACGCGGCGGTCTGACATCAGCACTCTTCCCCGCATGACCTCTCTCCTGTCGGCATGCGGGGAGCCCCAACACCAACGACGGGAGAAACACGTATGACAGGAGAAACCATCATGGCAACGCAGCAGAACACGGCACCCTCGATCGCTGAATTCGATGATTGGGACGAGACCAAGGAGGCCGAGGCCCTCGCCGAGGTCGCCAAGCAGATCAAGGTGCGCCACATCATCAAGAACAACGAATACTGGGCACTGACACCCGGCGGCACCGTCTACAAGCTGCCTCTCTATCTTTCCATCGCCGACTTCGAGGCCCTGTCCGGCGCTTCCACCGACACCGACAGCCTCGACCAGGTCAAACGCATCCTCACCGTGTTCGCCGGAGACGAGCAGGCCAAGCAGCTCGAAAGGGAGCCCATGCAGGTCGCGTTCAACCTCATCCAGGACTACGGGGAGACGCTCGCCAAATCACAGGGCGTCGAACTGGGAAAATCGCCGACTTCTGCCGAATCCTCAACTCCGATGACGGAGTAAAGGTCCGAGCGGACTTCGCCCGATTCGGGTGGAGCATCGAACACGATCTCGGCCGGCGTCTCCCCTACCGTGACGCCATCGACCTGTACACGGCGCTGTGCGGCGACCCGTCCTCCTACACGGGAGCCTCGCTCATCGGCCTCATGTTCCCCATGAGCGCCACCGACATCACCGTATTGCAGTTCCTCGGCGCTTCCACGCTGCTCGGCGACGTGGACGGCGAACCCGAAACGGACGAGCCCACCGCCGAGGAGATCCACGAGGCCGAAACGCATATGAGCAAGCTCTTCGGATAAACAACCATCAACTAAGAGGGGAGTCGCCTTATGGCTTTCGGATCGGAAGTGGGAACCGGCCACGTGTCGATATTCCCCTCGATGAAGGGCTTCCGCAGCGCGGTCGACAAGGAGATGCGGGGGGCCGGCAAGTCCGGTTCCAACCGTTTCTCCCAGGCGTTCGGCAACGGTTCGAAAATCGGCAAATCGTTCGGCGGCAGCTTCAAAAAGGCATTCGGTTCGAGTGCCCGGGGCGTCGCCGACGATGTGCTGAAACCGTTGAAGCGTGACGCGGCGCAGGCGTCCTCCAAGGCCAGCGCCGCGCTCCTGAACTACCGTCAGGCCACGGTCAACGTGCAGCAGGCGCAGGAGAGGCTCAACTCGGCCATCGCCAGATACGGGTCGGATTCGACTCAGGCGCAGACCGCCTCCATCAATCTCGAAAAAGCCCAGTTGCGTCAGGCCACCGCTCTCGACAATTCCAACGACGCCGCCGAACGGCTCGCGGACGCGAAGAAGGCGCTCAAGGCCGCCGAGGACGAACTCGCCAAGGGCACCAACACCGTATCCGGTTCCATGAAGACGATGGCAAGCTCGTTCTCGGCTGGATTCTCGAGCATCAGCCGGGGCCAATCCACCTTCACCGGACTCTCTGGAGCGCTCGGCAGCCTCGTGCGTAGCCTGCTCGGCGTAGACGCCATTTGGAAACCGCTCGGCTCCAAGATAGCCGGATTCGCGAACAAGGCCGTATCCTCATTGAGCGGTTTCGCCGTGCAGGTCGGCGCGAAAATCCAAACCGGACTCAAGGGAGCCATCAGCGCCGCCCAGCAAACCCTCAAAGGCTGGGGCGGCAGCATCGCAGCCACCGTGTCAGGCATCGCCAAACCAATCGGCGCGGCAATCACCGCATGGACGCAACCGATTCGCGACTGGGGAAGCAGAACCGGCAACACCATCAAAACGGCAGTCGCTACTTGGACCGCATCCATCCGCTCATTCGGCGGCAAAATCGGCTCCGCCATCGGAGATGCCGCAGGAAAAGTAGGGCAGAAACTCGCACCGGTAGCCAACGTAGCCAAGAACTACTTCGGCAACATCGCCACCGCCGCCGGAGCCGTATGGTCCAAACTCCCAGCCGGAGCACAGACCGCCGCCGGGGCAATCGGCAGCACGCTCGGCAACCTCGCCTCCAGCGCAGGCAACTCGTTCAAAAACCTCGCCCAAAACGCGGTCGCCCATATCAAGGGCCTCGCCACGGGAGCGGTCGCCGCCATCGGAGCAGGTGTGGCAGCCATCGGCGGCACGCTGGTGGCCACCGGCAAGCAGGCGTTGGGTGCGTATGCCACGTGGGAGCAGGCGGTCGGCGGCGTCGACACCCTGTTCAAGGGCGCTTCCGGCACTGTGCAGAAGTACGCGGCCGAAGCGTACAAGACGGCCGGCGTCGGCGCGAACGACTATATGAACCAGGTCACGAGCTTCGCGGCCTCGTTGGTCAGTTCGCTTGGCGGGGACACCGCCAAGGCCGCAGAGATGGGCAATCAGGCCATCATCGACATGTCGGACAACGCCAACAAGATGGGCACCGACATCCAGACCATCCAACAGACGTATCAGTCGCTTGCTCGCGGCAATTACGCGATGCTGGACAACCTCAAGCTCGGCTACGGCGGCACCAAGACGGAAATGCAGCGGCTCATCGCCGACGCGAACAAGCTGCCGGGCGTGATGAAGGAAGGCAACGACCTTTCCATCGATTCGTTCGCCGACGTGACCGAGGCCATCAGCCGAGTGCAGAAGAGCCTCGGCATCAGCGGCACGACCGCCAAGGAGGCGGCGACCACCATCGAGGGGTCCGTGAACTCGATGAAGGCCGCATGGCAGAACTGGCTCGCCGGACTGGGCAACGAGAACGCCGACATGGGCGCTCTCAGCCAGCAGCTCGCCGACTCCATCGGCACTGCGTTGAAGAACATCCTGCTCCGCGTGAAGGTCATCGCCCAGAGCGTCGTCAAAGCCATCCCGAGCCTGTTCTCGGATCTGGTGACGCTCCTGCCTGAACCGTTCCAGAACGCGATCAACGCCATCGGCAGCGTATTCAACGGGCTCGGCGAGATATTCAAACCCGTGCAGAGCGCCATCGCCCCTCTGATAGCTGCATTCATGGCCCTCGGAGCAGGCGGCATCGCACCATTGCTGTCCAAGATTCCGTTGCTCGGCGGGGTGCTCGGCGGATTGTCCGGCCCGTTGAGCGCGTTGGGCGGACCCATCGGCATCGTCGTCGCAGCGTTGGGCACGCTCATCGCCACGGTGCCGGAACTGCGCAACGCCTTCGGCACGCAGGTCACCGGCGCGTTCAACCTGTTCAAGAACACGATCGCGGGAATGAAGCCGACGTTCGATGCGTTCGGCAAAAGCCTGCAGGACATGTTCAAACAGGTCATGCCGGTGATCACCGCTTCTGTCGCGGAGCTCATCCCAGTGTTCGGCGACATACTCCAGTCGCTGGCACCGCTCATCCCGACGATCATCGAACCGCTCATGAACGCGCTCAGCTCGCTCATGCCGCTCATTGGCCAGCTCGTGTCCAGCCTGCTGCCACCGTTGGCGGACATCATCGCCGCGCTGCTGCCGGTCGCCTCGCAGATCGTGTCGATGATAGGCCAAGTCATCAGCCAGCTCGCCTCCGCGCTCGTCCCGGTAATCCAGCAGGTCATGGATTTCGTTAGCCAGCTGGTCACCGCCATCACGCCGCTCATCCAACAGCTCGTGCCAGTCATAACCGATGCGGTCTCGGGCATCACAGGCATCATCCAACAGCTGATGCCGGTCATCCAGAGCATCATCAGCGTGGTCGGCTCGGTAGTGAGCGCAATCATCGGATTCATCACCGGTACGTTGTTGCCTGCGGTGCAGGCGATGCTCCCATATGTGTCGGGTGTCATCGACGGCATACAAGGCGTAATCCAGGGCGTGGTCGGCGTTATTTCCGGTGTCATCAGCATGGTCACCAACCTCATCAACGGCAACTGGTCGGGAGCTTGGAACAGTTTCAAATCGATTCTTTCCAACGCGGCCGGAGCGGTCGGCGGCTTGGTGTCGGGCATCGTGAGCGCCATCAAGGGCGTGTTCGCCGGAGCTGGCTCGCTGCTCAAAAACGCCGGCTCGCAGCTCATCAGTGGTCTGTGGAACGGCATCAGCGGTGCCATCGGCGGATTGTACGACAAGATCAAGGGCGCGCTTTCCGGACTGGTCGATAAGGCGAAGGAAGCGCTCGGCATCCATTCGCCGTCCCGCGTGTTCCGCGACGAAGTCGGCCGCTACATCCCGCCCGGCATCAGCGAGGGCATTGACAAGGCCACCCCCGCATTGCAGCGTGACATCGCGAAGCGGATGCAGGGTGTCACGGCCGCCGCACAGTCGGCATTCCAGCCGATGACGTTGCGCTCCGCCATTGGTGTGGAGGGCTCCACCCCATTGCCTGAAACCGGGAATGGGCTCGCAGACCTCGCGTCGATGCTTGTGGAGCTTCGCGGCCTGCGCTCCGACCTGCAGGCATTGCACGGTGATTTGGGGCCGACCATCGCTAAGTACACGCCATCCATGACCATCCGCGAAGAGAAGCGCAGGCTTGGTCTCGTCTAAAACAGGAGGACAGTCATGCAGTCGATGACCTACCGGCGAGGCGGAGGATCAAGCCGCGCCGTTTCGGCTGGGGCCGTTGATCTCATCGACCCGGCCGGTCTCATGGTCAAACGCATCGAGAGCCTGCGCACGCACGCATGGGAGGTGGAGTTGGCCGCGCACGGCATTGACTCCGCCTCCCTCAACGCGTCAAGCGTCCAATTGGAGGCCACGTGCGCCGACCTCAACGTGCTGGACGTGGCGAGCGAACTGTTCGACGCGGACGTAAAGGCCGTGGCGTCATCCCGCAGCAAGGACGACGCCGGACTGCTCACCGTGGACGGCTGGTCGCAGACCGCGCTCATCACCGGCATCGAACCATCCTATGATCCGCCCGGTCCCGCGAAGTACGCGCTCACGGTCGCATTGCTTGACGGCCTGTGGCACAAGCGCGACGACGTGCAGCATTTCTGGTCGGATGCCCTGCAACCGGGCCTCGACCTTGATTACCCGCACGATTACCCTCACGACTACCTGCCGACGACACGAAACGCGACGGTCGCTAACGATGCCGTCTCGCCGATGCCGTTCGAACTGGTGGTCTACGGGCCGGTCTCACAGCCGGCCATCATCATCGGCGTCAACCGGTATGAATTGCATATGGACATCCCCTCGGGCTCGTATGTGACCGTCAACAGCGTGGAGGGACAACGAAGCATCGTCATGACCGCAGAAAACGGCGACACCACGAACGTGTTCGACAAGGGCGAACGAGGCAGCGGCATCAACGGCGGCAGTTATATCTTCCAGCCGTTGCCGGCCGGAGAACACCAGGTGCAGTGGAACGGCTTCGGCTTTGACCTGACCGTGATCCAGGAGAGGAGCACGCCGTCATGGTGGACCTGATTATCACCGACTCCAATCACGTCGATGTCCGTTCCGCCGCCGACTTCACTCTGGATTGCGCGTGGGGCAAGGAGGAAAACGATTTCGAACTTGTCGTGAGCGGCGCGTCCACCATCGACGCGGGTGCCTATATCTACGTCGACGGCAGCGAATGCGGTGGCGTGGTCGATGCGATGGAAGACCAGCTCACTGCCGGCGTCAGCACCCTCACCTACTCGGGGCGCACATGGCACGGCGTGCTCGCGAACAAAATCCTTGAACCGGATAGGGGCAAGGATTATCTCACCGTGAGCGGCACGGCCAGCACGGTCATCGGCTCGCTCATCAGCCGTGTCGGGTTGGATTCGGTGTTCGACGCGGTTGTACCGCCTGACGGCAGTGACGACCCAACCATCAAACAATACCAGTTCGACCGGTACACGGACTGCTATACGGGTTTGAGGAAGATGTGCGAGGCCAACGGACTGAAACTCAGGCTCGCCTATACGTCCGGCCAGGTCAACATCTGGGCCGAACCGGTTGCGCATTACGGCGATTCGATTGACAGCGACCTTATCGATTTCGACGCGACGCGCACGTGGAGGAAACCGAATCATCTCATCGGCCTGGGCAAGGGCGATTTGGCGGCCCGTGTGGTCGTCCACTGGTATGCGGACGCGAAAGGCAACGTCAGCCAGACCCAGTCGCTCAGGGGCGTGGACGAGATAACGCAGGTCTACGACTACAGCAACGCCGAAACCGCCGAACTGAACCAGAAGACCTGTGAGAAACTACAGGATCTGCAGTCCGAGGGTGAGGTGAAGGTCACCGTGCATGAGGATTCGGGCATCGTGTTCGACGTTGGCGACACCGTGACCGCAAGGGATAATCTCACCGGCATCACCGTCAACGCTTCGATAACCAAGAAAATCGTCAAGGTCTCGGGCGGCGTCTTGTCCGTCGATTACGAGGCCGATTAGGAAGGGGGCCATTATGGCGCGTATCGACAATGCGACGGTCATGCAATGCGACCGTTGCGGCAGAAACAAATGGTACAAGGACTTGGACGATCCGGATATCAAGACGTGGTACAACGTCAACCGGTTGGACTCCTCCGGCACGGTCCACGACTACCTGTTTTGCGATCAGGATTACGCGGACTATGTGAACAAGCTCAAGGACTTTGATAACAGCTTCGACAGTTGGATGCAGAACGGAGGCAAGCGGAATGGCTGAACTCGTCACCGGTCATGCGGGCAAGGCGCACGCGACAGCGGAGCAGGCGGCGGGATTGAACGCCGGCATTCTCGGCTTGGATGATTATGTCCTGAACGTGCACGACAAGTTCGAAATCACGGTAGTCAGCGCGAACAAGGTGACCATCGGCACGGGCGAGCTGGTCATGCAGGGCCGTCACGTCAGCCAAAGCACGCCCGAGGACCTGATCGTCACCAACGGGTCGCAGGGTCAGAAACGCAACGACCTGATCGTATGCCGCTATGCGAAGGGCTCGCAGAACATCGAGAGCGCGAAACTGGTGGTGGTCAGGGGCGCGCCCACCACGGGCACGCCCACCGACCCCGCCGTGAACACGACCAGCCCGTTGGACGGGGGCACCACCTACGACATGCCCTTGTACCGCATCCCGCTGGACGGCATCACCATCGGCACACCAGTCGCATTGTTCAACGTGTTGAAGCCGATGAGCGACGTGTGGGATTCCCTAACCCGAATGCCGTATATTCTGTGCGGAGGCCATACCGTCACCACGAATGATGACGGCACATTCTACATCAACGTCCAATCCCCAAACGGGAAGAAAGCCGATTACGCGGCCTACGCGATTGGGCCGTTCGGCACTGGTTTCGACCAGGCCGGCGAGTACACCGCACAACGTTGGGATACCAGCGACGTAAACCAGATACGCTTCCGCCTGTGGAACACCAAAGACAACTGCTGGTGCGGGAGGGTCGCGATATTCGGAAGCTGGATCGCAATCTGGAACAGGCAATAGTTTTCCCTAACCCCTGTCACGGGCCAAGTCAGGATGCCGTATTCCGACAGGTATATCACTCTGGTTCGTGTCGGCCGTATTGTCACCGCCTGCGCGTATATCACGCTGACAAGCAATTTCAATCAGGTCGGCAACACATCCATCACCGAGACAATCCCGGAGGGTTTCAGACCGTCCGGCGATTCCCGCGCGGTCATGCGCGGCACCGACAACAGCGGCGCGACCAGTTTCTACCTTTACGGCACGACGGAGGGGAAAATGGTGTTGAACGGCACCGGATATACCGGCCGATTCGTCGGTATATCCGGCTGTTGGATTACCGCGTAGCTTTCCCTAACCCAGCGTTCTACGACGTGGCGAGTACCTTACAGCAGAGACAGCATTTTGCTTACGCGCATCGGTGATATCTGTTTCATGGGTGGCAACGTAAAATTCAACAGTAGCGGGCAGAACAATTACACGAAGGCTCAGGAGAAGCTCCCCGAAGGGTATCGACCCGTCATCGCCAATACGCCCGTGGCCGTTTTCGGTGGTGAAACGACATTCATCTGTTACGGCGAGGCCAATGGCACCGTCACGATGCTTGGCAATCCGAACAGCGCGTACGCGGGATGCACCGGCGTATGGAGGACCGCCGACCCGATGCCCGCCGCATAGCTTCGGGACACTGGCTCAGGCGGTTGCACTGTCTTGCAGTGACCCCACGGGTCATAGCGCGTATGAGACGGTCATGCCGAACGCGTTCGTGCCCTGCGTGCCACCCTGGTTCGAGTAGGTCATGGTCCCGTCCGCATGTATGTTGATGGTCTTCTGGTTGGCCCCGTCGCGTCCGCCGTAGGAGAAGTTCAAGTCCATCGGGGGACGCCATCCTTCGGGCAGAGTGCCGAACGTGCCGCTGTTCCAGGAGCCGGAGGCCGACGACTTCCAGTCGATTCGCAACGTGACGAGCGAGCCGCGACGGTAGCCTTTGACGGTACCGTAAGTGGAGTTAATCAGCGTCAGCACTTCGGTCTGGGTTAGGGAATCCCGTTCAGGCTATTAGGGCTCGTTCCCAGAGGCGTTGCGCGTCTCGCAAAGCCGTGATATCCGGTTTGAGGTAGTACTTCGCGGTGGTTTTGATATCGCTGTGGCCGAGCATTTTCGACACGATGGCGATATCCGCTCCCGCCGCCAGAGTGTTCGTCGCCCATGAGTGGCGCAGGTTGCGTGCGGGCACGTGCGGCAGATCATGCCGCTTGCAGTAGGCCTTGTATTGGCGTGCGGCTTGCGGCGGGGTGAGGGTGCCGATGAGTCGGCCCCCCTCGCGTGGCTTGATTTCGCGCAATCGTTTGACGGCGAAGCGTGGCAACGGGAGTGTGCGGCGGGACAGTTCGGTTTTCGGCGGCACGACGGCCTCATGCCCGCCCACCCATTGCAGGCCACGCTCCACGTGCAGGACACCTGAGCGCAGGTCGATGTCGCCCCACTCCAGCCCATACCCTTCCTCGGTGCGGAGCCCGCATGAGACGGCGCAGATCAGCCACGCCTCAAGCGGATGCCCGTAAAAGCCCTGCAACAGTGCACGCTGCTGACGGAGGGTCAATATGGTCGGCTCGTAATGAGTTTTGGCGGGGAGTTGGATGTCGCGTCTGGTGATGTCCACGTCCAAGAGATTCCAGCGGATAGCCCGCCTCAGTATCGCGCGTAGTACGCTCCACGCCTTGCGTGCTGCGCCCGCGCTGTCGAAACCTGCGAGCCATTTGTCGACCAGTTCCACGCTTATCGCGTCCATACCCATGCCGCCGAAGCATGGCATGACATGCAGCCGCCACGCGGACTCGTAGCCCACGCGCGTGCTCTCACGCAGATTCCGCGTGCAATGCGGCCAAAACCGGTTGGTCCAAAACTCTTGTAACAGCATTTTCAACCTCCAAAACCCACACGCCCGTTGGCCTATCCAACGGGGACGAACGTGTGGGTTTTACCCACCGTAAAGGAGCTTTCCAATGTCTTTGCTCACTCACATCGTCGATTGGCTCGTGCCTTTTATCTGTGGCGGCGTGGCCACGGTTTTGGGCCTGATGTGGCGATGGGGCAAAGCCATGGTCAACGGCCTGCGCGAGCTCCTGCTGTGCCAGTTGGAGGACCTGCGCCGCGAAATGGTCATCGAGCACGACGGAGTGGCGGACGAAGACCTCAAATCACGCAGTCAACGCCTCTACGACAGCTATCACAGCCTGGGCGGCAACGGCCACGGGACATCGCTCAACAATGACATCCAATCCGCGCCGATAGCGCCACGACAGTCCTGACCCACGACCGTGGGCCACAAACAATATCCATCCCAGAGAAAAGGGAAACATGGTCAACAATTTGAAACGTCATCCCAAGCCCTCGCTGCCGGACGAGCTTCGCCCGGACGTTGCACCGGAAACAATCATCGAATCCAATAAGGAGGAACAGTAATGACCCAAATCCATATTTCCATTAGGAAGCCGAAGACGGGCGGCTTGGACCCTGTGACCGGTACGCTGCGGTTCCGCCCGGTGCGTCGTCACTTCGACGCGGCGAAGAATCTTATTATCGCGGCCTCGTTCGACGCGGACTTGTCCGAAACGGGTGAGCTGACGGTTGACCTGCTGCCTACGACTCCTGCGTTTGTGTGGCAGGTTGTGGAGTTGGCTGATTCGCCGCAGGCGTACACGCGTTACGTCGAGGTGCCGGACTCCCAGGCCAGGGTCGAGTACGCTGACCTTGTGGAGGTTGACGCCGGCACGTTCGTCCCGAAGGATATGGCCGGCTCCCAACTGTTGAAGGTTCGCAGGGCGTCCACCCAGTCGGAGGCGGAGACGCTTTCCGCGCAATACCCGGACGTGCTGGTGTTCTTCAACGAGACCGCCAGCGTCGCGAAGGCCGCTGCGGCCTTGAGCACGCTGGAGTCCATCACGGCCGAAGCGCAGACGAACGCCATGCTGGCGAAGAGCGCCATGCTGAGCGCCCGGTCCTCCGCGGATTCCGCGACCGCCACCCAGTCCGATCTGGATGTCCTCGCGTCGAACGCCAGTATGGCGGCGGCTTCCGTCGCCAACGATTCGCAGACCGTGGCCGACACCGCTTCCATGGTCGCGGCGAAGGGCGAGACGGCCATCGCCGCCATCGATTCGACGGTGCGGGCGGTCAAGGACAAGGCCGAGAGCGCTTCCGCCGAACTGCCTTCCGCCGGCACCACCGAAGGCACCACGGGGGGAACCGGCAAGGACTCCGCCGGGGAGACGCCAGCCGGAACCGTGTCGGAGGAGCCCGCAGCCAAGGCCACTGTGAAGGGGGCCTGATCATGCCAGCCTTTTACGCCGGCAAACGTGTCGGCAAACCATTATTGAACGGCCACACGTACAACGCCCTATTCAACGGCAAACTCGTATGGCCGCTGGACAAGGACACGGTGGTCTCCATCGAGATCACGGATGATAAGGGCAAGCCGCTGCCCAAGTCGCTGGCCGTGTCCGGCACTTTGAAACTGGGGGCGAAGGCCACGTATGCGGACGGTCATGTTGGCGACCTGCTGACCACCAAGAACGTGACGTTCACAAGCCGGGACACTTCCACCGCCACGGTTTCGGGCAACACGCTCACGTGGAGGCATGGCGGCACGATTCTCGTCACGGCCACTGTCAACGGTTTCACCAGCGCCGCCGCGTCGGTCGCCTCCGCCTACGCGCCCGAGTCCATCAAGGTCACGGACGATTCCGGCAAGACCATCGACAACATCACCCTGCGTGTGGGCGAGGAAAAGTACCTCAAGGTGCGTGTCCTGCCCACGGAAGCGTCGCAGGGATTCACCGCCGTGGCCGCGAATCCGACAGTCGCCAGCGTTGGCGCGCCGACGCCGAAGACCATCGCCGTCACGCCGGACAGTCTGACCCTGAGGGTCGGCGAATCCGGCACGCTGTCCGTGCTCGTAGGCCCAGACGGAGCCTCGCAGGAGTACACGGCAGATATCACGGACAAGACCATCGCAACCATCAAGCAGTAACCATTAAGGATGTAATAAAAGGAGGCCAATATGGGCGCAATATCAATCACAGGTAAGAGCATGGGTGCCACGAGTCTGAAACTGACCGCAGGCAAGATCACGAAAACCGTGCCCGTCACCGTATTATCCCGTAACCTGTTGTCTTATGGCCCCGCGTCGGGCAGCGGTTTGACCGCCACCGTTAACAGTGACGGGTCATTGCATGTCACCGGCACCGCCACCGGTCAATGGCGTGGCCTGTCGTGGACGTTCCCATGCCCGGTACAGGGCACCGTGATATTGTGCAGCCCCACCTTTATCGCCGGGTTGTCCGCCAGCGTCAAATTCCTCGACGCCAAAGGACACCAGCTAGGAGGTCAGGTCATCTCGGGCGGCAATGCCGTTGCAATCCCTGCCGGCACCGTCAGCCTGCGCTTCGAAATCCTCTCCAGCGAGGCCACGCCCACCGCGAAGGACGGCGACCTCCGAGTCCAGCTCGAATCCGGCGACACCGCGCACGAGTGGATGCGACCCGACAACACGAGCCTTAGGGGGGTGTGAATTAGCGAACCTGTATCCGCGTGTCACCGGACTGCCTAAAACATTAGGCACCGACCCGGGTGTTATGGTCACGGAACCATCGCCGGGCACGTACCGGTTCAAAGGCTCCACCACGCAAAAGGTTGACTCGTGGGATAGCCTGACATGTTCCGTCCATGTGGACGCGGGCACGTACACGATGGACGCCTCCGACTGGCCGTATGACAGCAGCTCATGGTTGATTGGCATCCAGTCCACTCTCACCCCCGATGACGGCAGCGGACAGACAATCGCGTTCGAACCTAAGGGCTATGGGCCGCGCCCCTTGAAGGCCGGGACGCTGCGCCTCAATATATTCGTCAACACCACGGGCGAGGTCGATAAGACGTTCACTCCCCGCCTGTACAAGATCGACTGATTTTAGCCCCACACCATTCCGTGTGGGGCTTTTTCATTGACGGCCCCGAGTGGGCCCCGATAATCCTGACCCACGACCGTGGGCCACAAACAACAATCCATCCCGAGAAAGGGGAAAACATTGGTCAATAACAAGGACAAGCCGAAGCCATGGCATAAGCGCCTGTTCGCCAAGGTCACGGCACTGGCCGCCGCCATCTGCATGATGCTGCTTCCGGCGACCGCGCACGCGGACATGCAGGGCATCGACGTGTCCAACTGGCAGTGCGGCATCGACATCGCCAACACGCAGGCCGACTTCGTGGTGGTCGGCACCACATGGGGCACGGGACAGGTGTATAACAACTGCTTGGTGTCCGGCGTCAACACGGACGCCAACCGCATGATCGCCCAGGCACAGGCATCCGGCAAGAAATTCGGTTTGTATCACTACGCGATGGGCGGCAACCCGGAGGCCGAAGCCCAATTCTTCTATCGCAACACGTCGAACTATTGGCGTCACGGCATCGTGGCGTTGGATTGGGAGATGGACGACAACCCCGCATGGGGCGATTGGGATTGGGTACGCCGATTCATGGCGGAGTGCGAACGGTTGAGCGGCGGTGTGCGCCCATTGCTGTACACCGGCCCGGTGGCCGGCACCATCCCGCAGGACATCCGCGACCGATACGGCCTGTGGATCGCCCAATACGCGAACATGAGCCCGACCGGCTATCAGGCCAACCCGTGGATGCTGGGCGCGTACGGCGAGGCCATGCGACAGTACAGTGGCACCGGCGTGGTCAACACGTGGAGTCCCATCGACCTCAACATCTTCCGTGGCGAAGGCTGGCAGTGGGATTTGTACGCCAACCCGACCGGAGGCGGCACGCCCCCGTCCACGCCGGCTACGCCCGCGCCCGCGCAGCCGAACAACCCCCAGCCCAACACGGGTGGCATCAGCCACGTCATGCAATGGGGAGAAACCATCTGGGGACTCGCCGTAGCCCACAACGCATGGCCGTTGTCCGCATGGCATACGCCCAGCGGTGACATCAACCGCTACTACGTGGGCGACGTCGTAACCTACGGCGGCGGCACCGCCCCCGCATCGTCCGGCGGGGTCTCCAAGGTCCTCCAATGGGGCGACACCGTGTGGGATTTCGCCACCGCGCACGGTTACAGCGTCAGCCGCTGCACCGTACCCTCCGGCAACATCAACGTCTACTATGTGGGCGACGTGGTGACCTGCCGCTGAGACTCAACAGATGCCGCCACCCGCTTGACCGGGTGACGGCATCACCCCATCATCATCCCTTATTGATCGGAGCAAACATGACCGACAGCAAAAACACGACCGACACCGGCGAAACGCTTCCCGGCGTCGATGTGAGCGACTGGCCCGAGACGGCCGACGTCACCCATGACGTGCCCGACTGGCTCATCCCCAGCCGCGTCTACGACATCCTCAAATGGCTCGGCCTCATCGTCCTGCCCGCACTCGCCCTGTTCGTGGGCACGGTCGGCCCCGCATGGGGCTGGCCTCACGTGGACGCGATAGTTACCACGCTCAACGCGCTCGGCATCCTCGCCGGCGCGCTCATCGGCGTCAGCGCCATCAAACAACGCCTCGACCGCGCCGCATAA